GTTTCTTTCCTTGGTTGGGGATTAATAATTGTCGAATCTTTACCACCTCTATGTGGATAGGTCGAAACCGGATTAGGGTCACATCTTGTTGGCGCAACATATCCTAAACCTTCATTATTAATTGGGAAGTTAGTTTCTCTTGACATATACCAAACATCATAAGATAGTCCTTGAGAAGGATTCAAATACAAATCAATATTTTTAACATTAATAACTAAACCTTCCGCTCCAACATTATATAACGCATTATATCCACCATCTAAATTATTTCTATTTCCAATTTCAGTATCAACCCAAGTTTTATTGTTATCTACCGCAGTTCTTATATTATACCCTAAATCTGTAAATGGAAATGATTTGTAAACATTCAAATATTCTTGTCCATAGGTAAATGGAGCTAATTTTGTTTGATAATTAGGATTTGAACCTGTGAACACACTATTAGTTAAATCCGGTTGTTCTAGTGACCTATGTTTTGGTGTCGATTCAAACCAACCAGCACCCATCTGATAAAAATATGTTTCAGAATTACCCGGTGATTTAGGATATCCCGTATTACTAATTGGATAATCTCCTTTACTTAAATCAACTTCTTGAAGAACTGATGTTGTTGTAAAACCTGAATAGGTAACGTTTTGTATACTGAATATGTATCCACCGTCTAATGTTGGTAATGTTTTAGAATATGTTCCTCCAGATATTTTAGCGTATTGAGAGTCAAACTCTGACATATTAATTTTTTGGTCAGCTAAACAAACATATTCATTAAAATCAATTAAAGCGTCCGGAGCACCAATCAACCTCATTAAAGTTTCAATTGATTTTCTAGTCCCTTTTGATTTAAACAAATAAGCCGAATTAAGAACTAAATTCTTATAGTATTGGTAATTTAACTCATCAGGTGTTTGAGATTGTCCTACACCACTAAAAGCGGATTTATCAACATTCTTTTGACCAAATACCGAACCTAAAAAATCCTCGTTAGTAATTGGGGACATATTTGTCGCCCAACCTAATGTTTGAGATAAATTCTTTAGTAATTGAGACGGAATATCGTTTCCGGTATTATAATTCACCGAATTTATATATGCTAAACCATTAATAAATTTTTTAGTTTCATCAAAACTTCTACCGTAAATTTGTAATATTTTTTCAATTTTTTGGTCAGACGTATCAAACTCTTTAAGTGAATCTGTTGTTAAAAATCTTGACACAAGATTTGTTTGATACCCATCAAAAGATAAACTAATTTCATTTAATGTTGTTAAATATGTTGTAAAGGAATTGGTTAATATATCCAAATTCCAATTACCATATAACGGCCAAGTCACTAACTTATTTTGAATATAAAAAGTTCCATCATCGTTTTCATTTGGAACTTGGAAATTTGCCGTATAAATAGGAACGACATTTCTATTTAATAAAAATCGTTGGACTTCATCCAAATCTTCATTAAGAACTCTATTAACTTGATAATCATTTGGTCTAATAACTAAATCATCTTGTGTTTCAGTTTGACCCGGAAAAACATCACCTTTAAGGTATATTTTAAGAATACCTGTTGTTGATGAAGTTGTTGGTTCAATATAAGTAACATCAAACCCAACACCCCTATAATATAAAGAATATTTAGCAAATTGATTTGTCATATTTCTCAAAGGAGAAACTTGAATCTCTCTTAACTCTAAATTTCTAGTCGCATTAACGGTAAAATCAATATCGAAAGGATTTCTAATTCTTGAAATATCTAAATCAATACTTGTTTCGTTAACTATTGGATTATATGAAATGTTTGTTGCGGTGGCTCCGGTTAAGTAGTTTTCATCCATAAAAGTAACCTCCAACGCTGCCGGAAATTTACTAATAATCATTTCAACCGATGTTGAAATTCTTTTAACCATTGAACCGTATGATGTAAAATTAGTTACTTCAGTTAAATCAAAATTAGGGTAAACTTTAAAATTATTTTCAAATATCACCTTTGATTGAGCAACACTATTAACGCCCATACTATCTAAGTTAATAGGGTTTGAGAAAACTCCTGTTGTAAAAGTTCTATTTGACTTTTCCTTAACTCCTTTAGTGAACTCAAAATTTCCTTGCGTCAAACCACCTCCCGCAACAAGTTGGAATCCAACTAAATTATCGGAGAATGTACCCGCACCGGATGCTGTTTGTGGTGGACACGTAAATTTTTCTATCGCCATTATTGAGTTATATTTGTAAAGTTTTTACTAAAATCTATATTATTTCCTCTGTCTTGTCTAACTTCATATAATAACTCGTTAAATTGGTCTCTAATTTCATATAAGTTATATTGTTTGTATATATTATTAGCATTATCGTATAATGTGTATACACCATCATCAATAGATTTGGTTTGATTACCGTAAAGAGCAATCGCCAATGTTGAGAAATCGTGTTCACCTATCTCAATATCCAAAGTTATTGGATTAAAGAAAGTGTTTGTTATAATTACATTCTGATTTGGTTGACCAATATATGGTGTGGCATTTGGCTTATTTGTTGGTGCCGAAGATGGTGTTAATGTACAAAATAATAGATTAGTATTATTATCTGTATATCGATATCTAATCGCCTTTTGAGATGAATTTGTTAAGTTTTGAACAACCGGTTCACAAAAGAATGATGACGTAATAATTCTAAAAAAATTTGGTATCTTTGTTCCATCAGCATTTAAATATTCTATTCTAAAACCAACTAACCCTTGACTAACAAATTTGTTTCTATAGGTAGATGGAACAGAATTTAAATCAAAAATTAATCCTTTAACATTAGGTAGTGCCGATAAAACACCACAATCTAATATTGTTGTTCTTATTTGAGCAGGTCTAATAAATAAAGTATATATCCCGATTTGGTTAAATTGTTCTGCCGGTAATTTTAAATTATATAAACCACCTAATATTTCAATACCATTATTTACACCTGTAGTGTTGTTATTGTAGTAAGGTCTTAGTATAGACAAAGCATCCAACTTCGTTAATACAAAGTTATCTGTTTCATCTCTTGATGGAGTATAATTTAAAATTATCTCAACATCTTCCGGACTTACGTCAGCCGGTCTTATTGTTCCATATGTTCCTGTAGCCATATTATATACTATTAATCACATTAAAAAATTTATATCCGTATTTAACCAAATCACCCACGTTATCAACTTCACCTAATCTCATAACTCTTTCAAGAGCTGAGTTCTTTCCCCTCTCAATAAATATATTGGATTGCACTTCTGCTTCGTCAATTATTCCTAATAATAATTCATTTTTTACAATTGGCTCACAAACTAACATATCTGAGGTTAAACCTGAAGATTTTACAACAAAAATTGTTGTTTTATCTGAATAATCATAGTAATCAATATCATTAATTGTATAGGCAGTATATAAACCATTTGAACTCACACCTAAATATTTACCAACCACACCAGTGTTTCCCGTCACCCAAACATTTGGAATATATTGAGTTGCACCATATTGTTTTAAATCACTCAACGATGACATTGTATATCCCGTTATTAAAAATGGAATTGTATTTATCGGATTAAATAAATTAATATCGTCTAATGTTGCACCACAAGTTGAATCACCACTAAAGATATAATCATAAGAAAACGATGTTGCAGACCAATTACCACCAGCGGGTGTAAAATGAGCGGCACCTTTAGGGTTTGTTATTGTTACCCCCGTAAATGGTACGTGAACGGTTTTACGTATTTTATTGGTTCCCCAAGGACTAACCCCCGTTAATGTTATCGTATATTCACCCGACATTGGGTAAGGATGTGTAAATACAGATAGTGTTGGATTTAAAGTTTCAAATTGTCCGTCACCCCAATCAACAAAATAATTTGAAAATTCCAAATATTTTTTAAACTCAGTATCTGAAGTATTGTAAAATGAACATATATTACTAACACCTGTGAAAATAAAATTCAACATAGTATCTTGCTGTAACACCATTCCATCAAACACGGAATAATACCCAACATCAACTGTGTTTTCTGTTAATAAAATTGGTATTGTTAATCCAGTTAATAATGACGAACCATTAGTTCCTCCCGACAATACTTCAGTCATTGATGAATATACGTAAGATGTCCCCGTTAAATCAATTTTAAATGTTTCAGCAGAAGTAATACAACATTTGTTAACAATACCTGTTCCCGTTATAGACCCCGCATTATATGTAACTTTAAAAATGTCTCCACTAATAAATTCCGGTGATATTTTAATATGATAATCTCTTTCTGTCATATTATGGATTTATATATTCATACCATTTTATCGGAACAGATGTTCCTCTTCTCACACTATCATCCCAAACTTCATATGTCTTTTCATTATAATTTAACCTTACCTCATAATAGAAATAAACCGCAGGGTCAAACATAAATTTTGAAGCAATATCACTTTGTGGTGTATTTGTCATCTTAACAAAAACACCCAATCTAGCATCAAAAAATTTTGCTGTCATATAAAATTTACTAATATCTAAAAATTCTTTATTTCTTAACCAATATAGAAAGAACCCTTCTTTATCACCAACGTAGTCCAATTTAAACGATGGTATTTTAATATCAACACTAGGTATGTATGGACTAATTGATATTGGTACAGTGAAACCTTGTTGAACAGGTAATATTACGGTAAAATAATTAGTTTGCGTAATTGTCTCTTTACTATCATAAAAATCCAATTTAAAAAAAGATTTGGTGAAAGGTTTAACATAATAATATATCTCAGTCGCTGTAAACCCTTCTGGAATATAACTACTCACCCAATAATTTGATGGAGCTGTTGTAACTAATGATGATGGGTTAACCGGAACAATTGGATTTAAATTGTCATTAAAATCACTAAAAAAATGAAAATCGTATTTAATATCCGTTTTTGTATCACTACTATACGGTGCGTGAGCAAATCTTAATACTTCAAAATCACCAGGAAAACCAACAATATCCTCAACAACATTTTGTTGATATTCTTCAACGGCATCACTTTGTCCAAGAAAATCCCATTTAATCTCAATAGGTATATTAATATATTTGTCGTTACCTTTTGGTAAGGTAAATTTATAACTGTTATTATTCACAATCGTCTTTTATAGGTTGAGCCGCTCCGTAAAGAGTTGCGTAGTTATTTAAATTACTCTCTATATAATTAGTTCCTTCCGGTATTATTCTAAAAATAAAATTCTCATATGGATAATGTTTTCCGTTTAAAAATGGATAATCAACACCATTACCACTATTATCTTTGAAACCATATGTATATAAATCTCTCCAAATAAATGAATTGTATGTTGTTGAAAAATATGAATAATCTGGAACCCCTACCATATTATTAATACTACCGGTTTCTATGTAATCAGAAAAACCTCTTATCTTCATTTTACTATGTGGTTTATAATAATACCCCATTTGATTAGCGTTGTCGTCTGTATCTGAGATATTAAATACAAACGGGTTGAATGTGAATTTATGGTTTATATCACTTATTAATCTTTCCTTTTGTTCATAATCGTTCCACTCATAAAAACCACCATCAAGGACATCACCTTCTTTTAAAGATTCCATATATGTAAATGTGATTTGCCCATTATTTGGGCCTAACCCACTACTTGGTAGTGTTTGATAAGTACCCAATGGATATGGTTGATTATTATCACCAATAAAGGTTGAATTTGAATTTCCAACTTCCCACCAATTTATTGGTTTACCAAAATTAGTTAACGACAAATTAAAATCGTAACCTTCTTTCAACCCAACATAACCAATACCCGGGGATTGTAACCCAAATGTTAACCCAAAATAACCCTTCCATATTGTTGTAACAAATAAATCACTGATAGGTCTTTTTTGATTATCCCGTAGTGAACTGACATCTATATCTTTATTAAAAGACAATGTATACGACTGAGAATTTTCTTTAATAGATACCCTTTTTACATTATTTGGTGTGTATACGGGACTTTCAAATTTCTTTTTAATTCCAAATATATTTTTTTCAAATCCAGCATTAACTAAAACCGCGTCATTAACATCCGTAATTATTTTATGTTGAATTATATAATATTTAGAAGTAGTATCATTAGGGTTTTCATTATTTATCACCCTTTTAAAAGTTCCACTATTCTTATTTGGGAATGTTGTTGTTGGGTATCCAACGTTATAAATATTAAATATATATTCCTCAGTCCCCGTCATACCACTACCCAAACCAAAAACTTGATAAGTTTGATTTAAATTATTTGACGGTATTTTAATATTAACAAACTCACCAACCGATAATCCGTGTTTAACCGGACATATGAATTGTATCATACCATTACCATTCATTGTGACGTTATCTGAGTTCACCCTAAAAGGTATTCCGTCTATAGCATTCCAATTAACATAAAGATTTTGTGTTGGGTCATAGTAACTTAACGACTTATCAATGTTTTTATAAGGATAACTCATAAAGAAGTTCCAATTATATGTTGAAGCACTTCTTGATACAAAATTTATGTGGTTATTTGGTGGTTGTGTATACCCACTGACATTATAATCACTTCTAATAAAATCAAACTCGTGATATTGTAAAAAACCTTGCCATTTAACATCAGCTGCACTTGAATTACATTGGTCCAATAATGATTGTGTTTCATTAATATAATATAAATTATTTTCTAACGGCACATAATTAGTGTTTCCCGTATAAGAATTATTATATAATAATTGAAACTTACAGGTTGGTCTAAATGTTGTTGATTTTTGTCTTTCATCATCAAATACTTGAGTTAAATTAACATCAATACTTCTATCAAATTCCTGAATATTTTTAGAATTTTGAACTAACGGTGTTGGTATTGACAAATCAGTATCTGTCGATGTTTTGTATCTTAGAGACCCTAAGACAATTCTGATATCATCCATATTAATTTACAACATTATTTGTGTTTATCCATTTTGTTCTAAATCTATCAAACGATGATGCTCCACGTCTTAAACCAAAATAAAAGTGAAACGGAGCACCAACAGTCACTAATTGGGGACTTATAGTATTTTTATTCCAATCCGACACATTAGCCGATATTGTACCACCACTATTCACAGCGTAAATATAACCTTTTTGATAGTTTGTTTGAGATTGATTCTTACTTCTAAAATATCTAGACCCTGCGTCCAATCTATCTAATGATTGATATTTGTGTGAAAAAATATTATTACCCGAAACACCATACTCCCAATCATCAAATTGTTTTCCAAAAATATATTCACCATTAATTTTCCATTGTGATAAGGGAACTTTTTGTGAATATACCGGAAAATTATTAAATGTACAACGACCAAGTGTTGTTCCTGTTGGATTTATAATAGTTCTTTTTGGTGTTATATAATCCCTTATCTGAGTATCAGATGAAAAGAAAATTCCTAAAACATTGTTACAATCAAAAAATATTGGGTTTTGTTGACCCGGTAAACTATCAGGATAATTACCCGGTAAAAACGGAGCAACACCTAACTCAGAATTAATTGATATTAATTGAGCGTAATCAGCATCTATTTGAAAATTGGTTCCTGTTCTACCGTTAGAAAAGTACCCTATAATATTTACGCTACCCAACAACCTTGTTAAAAAATCACTATTAATAAATCGACTAACAATGAATAGATTAAGTATATCATCCACAGTACCAAAAGACGATGATTCTAATTTATTAACTACGTACCCATCATATTCATCAGACATAACCAATTCTTGTAAATAATCAGTTCTTGGTCCTAAATCCATTATGGTTGTTGGAAAACCTATATTACCATCAACAACCCTAAATTCATTACTAACAACATCGTATTTTGCAGCTCTATAATATAAATTATTGGTTCGTGAATGAATCATAATAGCTTTTTTACAATAATCAAATATAGGTTGATTTGGTCTGTCAGATAAAGGACTCGTGTATTCTACTATCTCATTTTTAATTGGGAAAGCATATAAAACACCGTTAACCCAATTATTAACAAATCTATGTGAGAAAACATTTCTACAAGCACCTAACATTACCATATTTCGAGCAATCCACTCAAACATTAATATCAAATCATTTCCCAATGATAAAAATATAGTTGTAATGAATTTATAACACCCATATTCAAATATTGTTTCACCTAAATATTTTTGACAACCATCCTGTAAAACCGAAATAGTTCCATTTGGTCCATCACTTTTACAACTATAACACTTTAAATTAACAGAACCATTACAAGTAAACGAATCAAAAACTTTAGTAATTCCCTTTGAACCCGATAAATCTTGAATCGTATATTGTAAATCACCTGAACTAGCACTACCCGTTGAACTCTCACTACTACTAACATTCAACACACCGTCTTCTGGTATTACATACATTTCAAATTTACTATTTTTTTGTAATACTAACCCGTTACAACAGTATTCATCAACATTTGTCGATGTTGGTAACCTATCACCTCTCATAATAATTTGATTTCCATTAGAACCCGAAGAGAATGTTAATGTGTTCCCGGTCGTATTGTAAATAGATGAATAGTAATTTGATGTGATTGAATATGGTGCTGAGGTTACCTTGTAATAAGGTCCAGTCATTGGAGCATCTCCTTTATAATTTTCTCCATTTTCTCCAGCCCCATTAATTATATTTGTATACATTACAGGACCACCCTCAATAATTTCATTAGGAAAATACCCTTGATTATTACCTGTTTTAACCGAATAAGGATTACTTGGGGTAATAAAATTTACATAATCAGGGGGGTAAATATAAAACTGATATTCTTTAGGATAAACCATCATGCTAAATTTATTTTGATTACTAACCTTTAAACCGTAAGATGTATCAGCATTAACAACACGAGTGTCCATTGGAATAACATTGTTCACGTCTCCACCACATTGTGGTTGTAAATTTAATGACCGATTATCCATATTAGAATAATAACTAACTAAATTTGATGTAAATGAAGAATATCCTGAAGATATTACACCATTAGGATTAACAACTAACTGACCTAACGTATACGCTGACACAGAACCGTATGTTGTCGATATTTGTGGTTTATATGAAAATGAATTAAAATATAATTTTTGACCTGAATAAACATCTGTTCCAAGATTACTATTACTTAAATCAGATTTTAAATGACTCACGTTTTTAAACTTACCTTGTATTGGTATATTCATATGGTAATTACCAAACACTTTAACATCATTAAAATTAACTCTACCAAACAATCTACCTAACCCATATGAAATTGGTACTTTAGGTGTATATGGGTCAACACCTCTATTTAAAATTAAAATACAAATGTTTTTATAATCTTCAATTAATTCTATTGGTGTGAAATTTATATTTTTTGACCTCTTATAATCACCCTCGTAACTTGATTGTCCCATTATCATATCGTTAGATATATATCTATCATTCAATGAATCAAATATGTCACTATTACATTGACCACTAAACTGACTATATGTCATTCCGGTTATAACTTGAAAGTATTCAACATCTGTCGGAAACTTATGGTAATTATTTGTTGTGTCAGCGGTAATATTAACAGATGGATAAGTTTTTGTTATATTACCCGAAACACCATCAGGATTAGCATACTGAATCGTAATGTTCTGAGCACCCGTTGATGTCACACCTGTAATGGCATTGTTACCATATACGTTTGTAATCCCACCTGTTGTATTTATATCACCACTAATTGTTGGATTTTGAAAAGAGATTAATTGACCAGCACTTAATTTTTGAAGACTATCTTTATCACAAATAATCACCATTGTGTTGTCGTAATGATAAATTGCCGTTTGTGTTGGTTGGAAATTAACTTCAACAATATTAACCCCTCCACCAGGATTACTATTATTTGACACAGGTGTTATTGATGTACCATTAAAATATTTAGCTTTAACATTAAACAAATTAATCCTATCAGCCATAGGTAAACTTGTTGTGTAAATCCACCTATCGGGTGACGTATTACCATCTTGAGAACCGGGGTCGTCATCATAAACAAAAGTTGGTGCACCAATATTATTAGAAGCGTACTGTTCATCATAAACAAGACCGGTTAAATTTCTTATGTAAATCTGTGCTCTTTGGGATGAAAAACCATTTGGGTTTGTTGGACTAACGGTTGGTATTTGGAACACACCTTGAGTGAATAATTGTAAAATTCCGGGAATTAATGATACCGATGTAATCTCAGTATTTGATTTAATAGTTTCACATGGTATACGTTTATTTCCTTGAGTATTTGTTGATGGTGCACCAGTGCCTTCACCAATATTTTCACTAGTGTTTGAATCCGGACTACATTTACATAATTCACAATCAGGATATGTTAAGATTGGAACTTTAATACCTGTTAAGTTTATCTTAACTAACATTATAACAACTAAAGCAATAAAGGCTGCTATAAGAAGATATGTCACAGCAATAACAAACTGTCCCGGTATAGTGACAGCCCCAAAACCAAATCCAAAAGCGGCTCCGATTGCTTGAGCGGATAATAACACATAATAACCAGCTAACACAGGTAAAAATATCGTTCTTAAAATCCACACAACAAAATATAAAATGTGCATTATTAAGATTAACGCAAAAATACCGGTGTTAATATAATACTAAAAAACATAAAAATGATATATAAAATATCAAATCTAAAATTACCGTCGTTTGTTGGAAATCTATAGTTAAGACCTGAACAAGTTTCGTCTAATATATTTTTAATTCCAATATATCTTTCGGGTCCACTACCTCTACTCATTCCATCAATAAATTGTGAAACAGTATAAACTTTATTATATTGCATCAGATAAAACCTATCTTCACAATCAATAGCGTCTTGTATTATTTGATTAAAACTTGAGTCACCACTATAACCGTAATCATACCAATCAGTACTAAAAGCGTACGATGTCTCTAAGTGATTTGCAACATCATTTTCTCTAATATTTGGAACTAAAAAATATGCTCGTCTTGTTGTCTCACTTAAAGATGGTGATTGTGACCATTTTACTTTAAACCTATATTTACCCTTTGTTGGGATACCCTTTTCAGGGTCATTAGACAACACCTGTTCACCAAACTCATTAGTAACGTAATAATCCAAATTCATTGGTACATCGATTAACCACGTACCATTTTCATCAATTACTTTACCACCACCTTCTAAACTAAAATTTTCAAGAATAGGGTATCCGTTAGAATCTTGTTGTATTGTTTGTCTAATAGATAATATTTCACCAGGACCTGCCGTTAAATTACATAAATGACCTGAAGTACTTGGTGGTCTACAACCTGTTGAGAGAGCACTACTATTTGGCCCTGATATAATAGAACCCATAAAAATAGATGTTGGTCTAATATCAATATTAGCCTCACCACTTAAATCAAAATCAGTTCTTGTTATACCTAAATTACAAATCTCGGGTTGTCCCCACAATGGTTCCACCTCAATACTTCGATTAAGTGAGACAATTTGTGGTAATTCCCTTAAATTATTTGATGATTTAAAATTTGTTCCGGATACTTGAGATTCCGTAGCAATACCCATTCTAATCAAATCTTGAGGTGATAATGAAAATTCACCAATATCCGATAAGTCAACATCTAAAACAATTAGATGAGAACCAACAGGAACACCAAAAATCATATAATCACCACTCTCGTTTGTAACCGCATTATATTTATAATACTTGTCATAAACTTCAATTAAAGTTGGATTAGTTAAAACATCCGTTCTATTGAAAAATGTCCCGGTTGGTATGTGAGCACTATATGATTTAACATAAGGAAGTAAGTTATATCTATACCCATCTTCATTAACATCCGACAATGATTTGTATGGGTATAATTCAGAAATAATAGGATTGGTTTGGTCTTTACTATCTATTGGTATAAAGATAGAAACTTTTGCGTTCGGAACCCCAAATCCATTATTAACACTAACACGTCCAACAATAACACCATAATCGGCACATTGTCTGGTATAAATGTCGGTTTGTAATATTTTTAAGGATAATATTTCCAAATGTTCGAACTCTTGGTCTATTAATACTTTAATTGAGGTATCAACACCAACCTTTGTTCTTATTCTATAAGATTTTGACATTTTTATCTTTTTTAATAAATAGTTTATATACTATTTTTAAAAGATAAAACATTTTTTTTCAAAATAAATTATGGTTTAAACATATATAGATTAAACCCCTCTTTAATTTATTAAGAAAAATTAACAGTTTTTAAATTTTTAACTCTAATGTTAATATCTTTATTCGGATATTTTATTTGATAAGTTTGGTTTGGTTCCGCAAAGATAGTATCATCAATTAACCCAATCTGATAAGTTGTACTATCAATGTATCGTTGGGATGTTTGTGATGATGAATATTGACCCCCAACTTTATTAAAGACCTGAATGTCAGACAATGAGATTACCCCGTTTTCACTCTGTATTAATCTTCTTAATTCAGAGATATTAACATTTTCACCCATTTGTCTATTTTCCGGATTAAAATATTCCGAAACAATTGTTATAATTTGAGAAATAACTGTTCCTTGGTTTTGTGTGTTGTCTAATACAACATCAATATTAAACCCTAAATCAATAACGTTAGCACTTTGTATTGACACATAATCATTTATCATACGATAGTTTGATAAATAATTTGCAACATTATTTTTTAAAGTATTTGAGATTACCTCCGTAAGTCTACCTGTTTCATCATATGATAACATTTGAACAATAATTTTATTATTATTTTCCGTTATAGATACTTTCGCTGGAGCTCCAAATTGAGACGGCATTGTTCGGATTATTGAATCGTAATCATTTACTGTTACCGCTCTTTTTTGAGCTGAGAAGTTATATGAAACTAAATTTCTGACCTCTTCAGTTGTTGGGTAATTTGCCCCACCAATCGCTGCCGTTACGTTTGTACATCTTAATGAATTTATCACAGTTGTATTAATACTATCTGACGGACCATTTACAAAGAATGATACAGTACCTATTTGAGTAATTGAGTTTACACCAATATTGCAACCAACACCACCACCAACTCTATATTGCACGAATAGTGTTGTATTAGGTTTTAAAGTACTACCTAACGCTAAGTTATTGGAATACTTGTATAGGTTTAATCGATACCCATCTCTAGCAAACTCTCTTAACTGTTCGTCCGCTGATTGTGAACCACCTCCAAAAGTAATTTTTAAAAACCCTTCAGGAGTAAATTCACTAATAAATTTTGTACTTGTTTGAATATATTTCCCCACTTTAATCCCCGGAGAATCTGACACTTTTGTTGGGTCTTCAACAAACACTCTATCTTCCGCTAAAGCGTCCACTTCATACCATCTATTGTCTAAACCTAAAAATTCTTGAACTGACGGTATATTAGTATACTGAGTACTATCCTTTAATAAAACACTCGTTATCCCCAATACATTCTTGTCCGGTAAGAATAATTCATAAAAAGGTTTAACATCATTTGGTGTTATCACTTTTTTAAACACTTTTGTAGTTCCATTAACAACAGTTTCTCGTTTAGTGATTGTATAGTTTAATAATTTATTGTTTGAATCAAAATTAGGTATTTTTAATCTATTTGGGAACCCTTCACCATTAATAGGTGATGAGAAGTCAATATCATAAACAGTTTCAAATACTTGTCCCGCACCGTTAACTTGAGAACCTCTTCTTAGAATACCACAATATCTCAGGTCTTCTTTATCCCCATATGCCGGAACTGTAATTGAAAAATCAACTAAAGCAACTGATGGTCTCATACCCGGAACTTTTAATCCATAGGTTTTTGCTATGTTGAAAACTGACGACCTTTGTTGAGCATATTGAAGAACTGTCTCTTGAACACTTCTATCAATATTAAATTGTAAGTTATCTGTAACCGCAGCGTTTAAATCTAATAACACAGAAAAAACAGACGCGTCGTTAAAGTTTTGAATCGTGTCCGGATAATACGTTTTAGTGAAGTTAATTAACTCCGTTCTAATTGATTGGAAATCCCTTGTTGTGTAGGAAATTTTCTTGTTTGCCATAATTTTATATATTAATAATTACAAAGTCACTACTATTAAACACATCATTGTTGATAGTGTAATCAATCTTAACTTTCGCTGTATGTTCTTTATTTGACATATTTGGTACCCGATATATTCTCTCATCATTGTCGTTAATATAACTACCTTTATCTTCATCACTATCCGAAGCGGCTTGAATACCAATATTAGTTATTGTTATTCCCGGTAAATAGTTCCCCGCGGACTCTCGTATTTCAGATTCTATTTCTGAAAATGTTGGACCATCTAATGGTTCAAAAATAAATTCATATAATCTTGTTCCAAAATCCGGTAAATAATACCTACTACCTTTTCTAGTTAATAAAAGGTGTATTAAGTTAGACCTAATCTCTTGGTCATTATAATCCGATAAATCTAAGTATTTTCCATCAAAAGATTCTCTGAAAGGAAAAGTTAAACCATATGTTGTTCCATCTGCCATAACTATAAATATAGTGTCGTAATTATTTCTTATAAATAGAGTAAAATAAAAAATCACGACCGAAGTCGTGATTAATCTTATAATTATTTTAATTCAACTAAGAACCACATCCAAAACATTCAAATTCTGAATCTGTCGGTTTTGAAGTCATCTCAACCTTTGGTTTGTCAATAATTCTTGGTTGTTGTACTTTTGTAATATCAACCGCTAAATGTTTAGCTCCGGTCGATATCGCTTTTGTTCTAACATAATAACAAAGAGTTTTCAATCCTTTACCCCAAGAATGGAAGTGTGATGATGAAATTTTTGATAATGTTGGGTCAGACATATAAATATTCATTGACTGTGATTGGTCTATAAATGGTGCTCTGTCTGCTGCCATATCAATAAGTTCTCTTTGAGATATCTCCCAAATTGTTTTGTATTTCGGAATTAAGTGTTCAATTCGTTTTACCTTCTTATTGTAATTCTTATCTTCCGGGTCTAAGTAATGGTTGAAGTTGATGTTTTGAATTGACCCTTCATTCATAATGATTTCATTTTTCAAATCCTCACACCAAACACCCAACTTTTCAAAATCGTTAATTAAGTATTTGTTAACAATTAAAATTTCTCCCCCAACAACACGACGATTAAATAATGCCGAGTGAGCCGGTTCTGTCATTTCAAATGAACCTGTAATTTTAGCAGACGATGCTACCGGCATTTGAGCGGTGAATAACGAGTTACAAACCCCGTGGTTGGACACTTCTAATTTTAGGTTATCCCAATCCCACATTCCACCTAAACCTTCGTAATCTAATCCCCACATATCAAATTGGAATATACCTTTTGACATTGGTGAACCCTCAAAATATTCATATCGTTCATATTCACCTGTTTTACATAGATTCATACTTTCGGTGATGGCCGCAAAATAGATTGTTTCAAAAATTTCTTTGTTTAAGTTTTTTGCCTCTTCCGATGTGAAAATGTAGTCCATTAGATAAAATACATCAGCGAGACCTTGAGTTCCAATAGCAATCGCTCTTTGTTCTAACCCACCTTTTCTACCTTGTTCAGTTGAATAACTATTAATATTAACAACTTTGTTAAGTGCTCTAACAACCTTTCTAACCTCACTATAAAGTAATTTGAAATCAAACTCCCCTTTAATGATAAAGTTTTTCAAAACCATAGATGATAACGTACAGATTGCTGTAGTGTCCTCATCAGTATATTGGTAAATCTCATTACATAGATTAGATTGTTTAATCACTCCAATGTTTTGATGATTTGTTTTTCTGTTGGCACTATCTTTAGAACATAAGTAAGGAACTCCGGTTTCAACCTGAGATTCAATAATTTTATTCCAAATTGTCTGAGCTTTCACTTTTTTACCAAGTCCGAGTTCAACCGCTTTATTGTAATTTTCTTCATATACATCACCATAAGTATCCTGTAATGGTTGAATCCCCGCTTTAACAATGTCGTTAGGACAGAACAAATACCAGTCACCATTATTCTTAACGGCATTCATAAAGTTGTCCGGTAACCAAATTGAGGTAAACAAATCTTTTGCTCTTAATTCCTCAGCACCCGTATTCTTTTTGATTTCAAGTAAATCCATAATGTCTTTATGCCAAGGTTCTATGTAGATAGCAGCACTACCCGGTCTTCTTCCTTGTTGATTAAAGAATCTCAACCCTTCATTAACAATCTTTAGGTATTTCAATAAACCACCGGCAAATCCACCTGATGAGTTAATACGACTCTCTTTACTACGAATGTTAGACATACATAATCCAATACCAGCAGCATCCGAAGAATATGTTGAAATGTCGTTAAAGGTATCTAACAAACCTTGTCTTGAATCTCCATTATTGTATTTTAACACACAAGACGCTAATTGAGGTGTTTTAGTCCCCGCATTAATCATAATTGGTGTTGCCGGAGAGATAAGTTGATTAGACAATGAGTTATAATACTCAACTGCTTCTTCAAATGATTTAGTCACCCATAGAGCAACTCTCATATACATATGTTGTGGTCGTTCAATTACAACACCTTCCGGAGTTTTTAACAAATACATTTCTGATAGTGATTTCCACGCAAAATAATCAAAATTGTAATCATTCTCGTGATTTATTACGGCATCAATATTTTCAGAACCATAATCATCAATAGTATCCATTAAAATATCATTAATTATACCATCTTGGTATAATCGATACATTGTGTTTGAAAAACTATCATCAGTCTCTTTATGATACGCAGAAATAGCAACAGAAGACGCCAATCTCGAATAATCGTGATGACTTCCGGTATAAGCAGCAGCAATCTCGTAAACCAATTTATCCAACTCTTTAGTCGTAATAACACCTTCAGTCGGAACCGAAGTAATTACCTTAATGAATACCTCATCAGCATTCACATTCATACCCTTAGCAGCTCTTTTTACTCTACTGTATATTTTTTGGGGGTTAAACGATACTTCGTCACCCCCTCTTTTTTTAATTTTTAGTGACATCATATTAAAAATCCTCTGTAAATGTTAATGACTCACCTAATTTTGCTTTTTGGTATTCTAAAGTTCTACCTTCAAAAAAGTTTCCTTTTGTTTCAACAGCAATTTGTTCCATAAATTTAAATGGTTGTTCCACGTTAAAATGTTTTTTACAACCAAATTTAACTAGTAATCCGTCAGTTACAAATTCAAGATATTGTTTCATCAAGTTTGAGTTCATACCTATTAAAGATACTGGTAATGACTCAGTAATAAACTCTTTTTCAATCTCTAAAGCGGACAATAATATCTCTTTAATTCTTTTCTCTGTTGGTTTGTTCTCCACATGGTTGTTAATCAAATGGATAGCGAAATCACAGTGTAAGTTTTCATCTTTGAATATTAATGAATTAGCACTACATAATCCTGGCATAATTCCTCTTGATTTCATCCAAAAAATTGAACAAAATGACCCTGAGAAGAAGATACCTTCAACCGCAGCGAATGCGACCAATCTTTCTTGAAACGAAGCGTTCTCAATCCAATCAAGAGCCCATTTAGCTTTCTTTTGAACCGCAGGTAATCTATCAATTGCGTGGAAACATTCGTCTTTCTCAGTGTCATCCGATACATAAGTGTCAATCAATAATGAATACATTAATGAGTGAATATTCTCCATCATAATTTGGAATCCGTAAAAGAACTTTGCCTCAGCATATTGTACTTCTTTTAGGAAATTCTCAGCCAAGTTTTCATTTACAATACCATCAGATGCCGCAAAGAATGCTAATATATTTTTAAGAAAATATCTTTCATTATCTGATAGGTTTTCCCAATCTCTAATATCGTTAGATAAATCCACTTCTTCTGCTGTCCAAAACGCAGCTTGATGTTGTTTGTAAAACTCCCATATATCATTATGTTCTATGGGAAAAATAACAAATCGGTCGTTATTTGGTTCTAATATTTTTTCTTTCATTTTAATTAATTTTGTTGTTGATTTTTTTCTTTTCTCTTGTCTAACAAGTCCTTTATTCTCTGTCTATTTCTTTCTTCGGTTTGTTCTTCTAATCCTAAAAAGGTTACCGAACTTTCAGTATCAATCTCTAACATACCGTTATCAAATTTACAGTTCTCAAATACAACCCCGTCATCACCAATACGTGATTTAGTAATAGCAATCGTCGCTAGTTTCATTTCTTTTTGTTGTAGAGATTTTGCCACGGAAATAATTACGTGTCCAACCTGAGCTTTTTTAATAGACCCACCCATTTGGTCGGTTGTTACAACATCTGACGATATTGAACTTCTATTACCCTGAGTTGCCGTCCACCCAACTAAGTCAAGTTCGTGACACATAGATTCAAAACCTCTCATCACTGACCCTTCAGATTTCCATTCATCCCCCAAGTTTTTATCCGGAACCACACAGTCAATGTAGTCCAATAATACCATATCAACTTTGATTCCTTCCGAAATCATTTTTCTGATTTGGTTTTTAATCTGCATCATCGTTACAGTATCAGATGGAAGTTTTTTAAGTATCAATTCATTAGGCATTTTCTCCTTAACTTCTTTAACTTTAACCATTACCTCATCTTTTCTTATCGACAATTCGTCCGGGTGAATTTTTGTCCATAATGTAATGTGTTTACGTTGGATAATCTTTGGGTTATCCTCAAAGAATATTTGTAAAACATTATATCCCAAATTAAATGCGTGATTTGAGATTTTTGTAAGTAAAGTTGATTTACCTACACCTGTTGGTGCTAAAATAACACCGATTTCACCTTTTGCCAACCCTCCTTTTAAGAGTCTATCTATCCCCGGAATACCCATAGGTATCGGATGACGATAATCCTCATTTAGAACATCATCTAAGTTACTAAAAACACTTTCCGTTCCCTTGTCGTGTTCCCCAACTTGTAATGCCTTACTAACCATTTCCTCTAATGTGTCGTAACTCTCAAACTCACCGGTATCAATGATTTTTTGAGCTTTAACCATTACTTTCTGTAACTCCTGTTGTTTACAGAATTTCATAGATTTTTCTTGTACAAATTCAGCCCCTTCAAGTGTAGATTCCTTAACTTTTATAAGGGTGTCAATAATGATTTTTGACGCTAGAGGTTGTTGTATCTCAGATTTTGTAATTTGTTCTAATGTGTCAAAGGTTGGTGTGTGTTCGTATTTTGTATAATACTCTTTAATCATTTGAATAATTAATTTGAAGTATTTATTCTCAAAATAACTTGTTTCAATCACATCTATAATTGACCTTGAAAAGTCTTTGTCGATGATGATTTGGTTTAATAATTGTATCTGAAAGGTACTCCCCAAATACTCAAAATTTTTGTTTGACGCCATATATTTTTCTTTTAGTGTATTAATAAATACTATACACTTAGGTTAACTTCTAAATATTTTTTTGTTAAATCTTTTGATGAAAAGATGTCAGTTAAGTTCATCAATAGGTTTTTTAGGTGTGGGCGTACATCCACGGTATATCTTATCTTTGGGGGGTATACTTTAGCGTCTATCTGTCTATGACAAATTGTCACATCGTTTTGTTTAATGAAGATATTAAAGTACTCCGGACCGTCAATATAAGACGTATCTAAAATAGCCGGATTGTTAATAATTTCGTACATATTATCCGACATATATGTTACGGTTTTTAATTTTAATTGTGTTTGAATATCATCCTTAAAATCAAGGAGTAATCCATAAAGCTCTAATGAGTTTTTTGCCCCATTATTAAACTCTCTCACATTAAAAAATCTCTGCACAATGATGTTGTCATTTACCATCATTAAGAATTCTAGTTTTACCGAATCTTGGTCTTTCATAGTTTTAATTGTTTTTGTAATTTCTTTTTTCTTTTCTTGTTAATTTCATAAAGGGTCTAACAAAATTAACCCACGCATCATCCACTTTTGGTAGATATTTGAAGAATCCGTCCTCCATCATCATCTTTATAAGATTTCTATAACCCCTTCCATCAGGGTCTAATGTTTCCTTATAATACAATTCAACGAGTTTCTTACCTTCATCGGTTATAAGAGGATTTGATAAATCAACGATTTTTTTGTTAACCTCAAAAAACTCATCCCCGTATACTCCGGTTTTTGTTTTACCTGATAATAGATTCTGTAACGTTTTATTAGTTTTATTTTCTTTTAGTAAGATTTCCGCCTTTTCTAAAATATCGGAAACAGAAACCGTTTTTTCAAGTAGTTCAGGGAAAAACTTTATAAGAGTTTTTTCCCCTAAACCTGAAATACCGTCAATATTGTCCGATTTATCACCAGACAGAATCTTATAGGTACGAACATTTTGGTGCGGAAAATAATAATATTCCAACATCACCTTGTCTCCATTTCTGAATGTTTGTTTTGTTTTTGGATAATACACCGATACTTTATCGGATATTAGTTGTAGAAGGTCTTTATCCCCTGAGAATATGGTTTTTTGTTCGTTTTCCGAGATTTGGCAGTAATAGGCAATCAAATCGTCCGCCTCGTTTTTTTCAATGTTTATTTGTCTTATATAACACTCTTCCAAATATTCCTTAATCCTCTCTTTTTGCTCTTCAAAAGATTGGTCTTTGAAATCATCGGTAATTCTTCTCTTTTCTTTATATTGGGGATATAATGTTTTTCGGGTTAGGGAATTATTATCTCCATCCCACATAACGACAACCTTGTCGTAATTTTCTTCGTCTATAAGTCTACGAAGGGTATTCACAAAGTGCCATACGGCACCTATGTGTTTACCTTTATTAAAAAAATCTTTAACCCCGTGGAATCCAATTTTTGTTAAATTGTTTCCGTCAACCAAAAGTGTTTTAGTCACTTGTTTTGTCTGTATTCGTTAGTACTAGTCTTCGTCTTCTTCTGTTTTTGTCACAATATCTTTAAAAACAATATCACCATCTCCGGATAGAATTTTATTCCAAAATTCTGAATATTCTTTTTTGTATTTGTCTAAAGCCACTTTGTCGTCTTTAATATACCCTTGTGGTACCGCAATGATTTTACCATCTTTAAATGAAATACCATTAACGTGGTTTTTCAATACAGATATTTTAGTTCTTGTCGCATAAGCCACAGTTCTACCATTTTTAGTCGCAGTAATGTGGTTAATACCCGCTTTCTTCTGATTACCAAATAAAAATACCAAACTTGACGCCAACCATAATGCCTCACCACCTTTAGCTTTAATCTCAGGTTGTCCAAATGGATTATCCGGAAGGTCCACCCAAGGTTGATTGATTACAACCATAGTTGCGTAATACGGAACACTTTCTTTTTTGGTTTTAGAAATTCTTGAGTGAATCCCCATTCCAATTGTATCAGCCAATGCAGCAGCGTTGTGCATTTTACCACCTTTACCTTCGTAAGTCATCTTACAAGGAATAGAACCAACTGAATCCCAACAGAATAAAATGTTATAAGGAATATCTCCACTTTCTTGAGCATCCAATATATCATTAATATAGTCAGTTAATTGTTCAATATAATCAAAACTATCATTAAAAATAAAATGACCATCCCAATTACCATCCTCGTCTTGTTCCGCCTGTAATCCTAACTCAACAGCGTGTTTCCAACTCCATTTTTTTTCTGTGATAATTAAAATAGGTAAGTCACCTCTTCTTTGAGCGTCTGCCGCTGCCAAAATCATTGCTGTTGTTTTTGATGAGTTTGAATGTCCCAAAAACATATTGATTCCACCCATAACAGGTCCCGGTAATCCACAAGCCTCCATAAACGCTTCACCACAATTATAATAACTTTCGTCTTTATATTTTGTTTTGGTTGAATACTTGCTTTTAATATCCTCCATAGAGAATTTATTCTTTTTTATTGCCATTTTTAATTATTTGATTTAAGTAACTGATATGTTTTTCTTTTGTATCCAATAGTTCACCATCAATTGTGTTATATTTCATAAGTTCAGGATTATAAATCATTAATCTATGTAATAAATTATGGTCTTTAATATTTAACTCTATTATATCTAACCAATCTTCTCGATTATAAGACCAATGATGTAAATGAATACCTTTTATTTTAGTTAAGAAAATTTCAGTATATTTAGCCGCTAAATATTTTTCAGGATATTTTTGTCTATAGTTTTTTATATATTCTCTTTTTTTCTCTGTCGTGGGACGCTTTTCCTTATAATTTAACCTATGATATTTTTCTCTATGTCGTTCTTTTTCTTTTTTAACCCATTCGGAGTCGTTTATTAATTCGGACTCTCTTTTCCTGACATCAATCTTAGTACATTTTTTACATTTATTCAAATGTCCGTCAGTCATTTGGTTATGTTTATAAAACTCACATAAGGGTAGGTTTTGATTACATTTAAAACATTTTTTAATAACATTTTCCTCCATAATAATTTCTTTTATATATAAATATATCAAGTTTGTTAAAAAGGTAGGAAAATGTTATTTATTTACCATTTTAAAACGGCATATCTGAATCTTCTTCAGAGTCAGCTTGTGGGTCAATCGGAGCAGACGGTTTAGAACCACCAAATGAAGTTTCATCTGAAGATGAATCACCATAATCGTAACCCCCCTTGTCAGAGTTCCATTTTGGTGTTTCACCTCTTGCAATTGCCTCTAAGTACTCAACAGGTTTTTTAGAGTAAACATCTTCCCAAGTTAACTCATCGTTAACCCAACTTTCAGCAAGTTTTGTGTCTTCGTGAATTGGTGCCGCATCATCGTACATAACTGTCTGAATCACCGTGTAAACAGCTCCTTTTGGAGTTTTAGCTTTGGTTAATTCTAAGATAAGGTCTCTACCTTTTTCAGGGTCAGCAATATCTCCTTTGTTTCTGTAGATAGGGATGATTTTGTCATAGATACCCTCATTTTTGTAGTTAGATTTGAATCTCCAAAATTTAACACCATCTTCTTCGTTATCTCTATCAATAACTTTAACAATGTAGAATTTACGTGATAAGTAATTAGACGACAATTTTTTGTCATTTTCATTACCTGTTGAGCGGAGTTCTTCGTAAACCTCTGTTAAAGGTGAACGTTCATTGTCGTTTTTTCCCGGGTCATAAAATTTTTGGAATTTCCCATCAACCTGAATCTCGTGGTACCAAACTTCCTTAAATGGTGAAGAACCATCTGTTGTTGGTAAGATTCTTAATCTTCTTTGGCCTTGAGTTTCCTTATCTTGAAGGATTGCCGCAAAGTATTTTTTCATTCTTTCTTCTTGTGTGAATTTTGAGGTAGAAGAAGTACTACCTTGTTTTGCTTTCTCGTATTGAGCCAAAACTGCGTCTAATGAATTTGTCGCCATAGTTTTTAAAATATTTAAAGGTTTATAAAAGTATAAGTGTCAGCCGTGGGTTTGTCAAATTGTTTTGTAAAAAAAAAGGGTCCTAAGACCCTTTTAATTATCTTACTTGTTGGAATTTTGATGAAGAATCGTCAAAATCTCTAAATGTTTTTTTAATTTCATTTGGTGAATAATCTTGAACCTCATCTTGAGTTAAAACATATTCATTTTTTCCTGATTTTTCCATATCCTCTTCTTTGTCATTAAAGAATTGACTTAATTTTTGATTGAATGGTCCTGAATCTAATGTTCTTAATTCTAATTTTTCTTGAGGAGTTTTTTCTCTATATTTTTCAATTTTCATTTCTAAGTCATTTAACTTAGACATAATACCATCCATTTCACCTAACTTAGACTCTAAGTTATCTAAATGTTGGAATAAGTTATCAAAATATTCCTCTTGTTTTTGTTCAACTTTTTTCTGAGATTTTACTAAATCAGTAATATCCATTTCTTCAGTTTTACCTGTATCACCCTCACCATCAACTTTTTCAACATCAGGGTCTGTCGCTAAATCCACAGGTTGTGGACCTGCAGGTGCCTCCGGAGATGGTGATACCATATTTGGGTCAACAGGTGCCGGAGCTCCTCCTGCCGGTGGTGGAGGTAATGTAGCGTCTTGCTCTACAATATAATTATTAATTGAATTATATCTAGCAATTTCTTCTAAAATCCTATTGTCTATTTTTTTCATTTTATCCGTTTAATAATTGTTTTACACCAGTTGTTGTTTCAACTTGAATTCGTCTATTTTGATTCATTGTATTGTCAACTCTCTCAATTAAACCATCTTTCATTCTAATTGTATAACAATCTCCTGATTCTAAATCACAAACTTGTTTTGAACCGTTACCCATATCTTTTTCAGTTGTACGGGTTTTTTTACCTAAGTAATTTTCTAATAATGATTTTGTATCCATAATCTTTTTTATATATAAATATCTGTTTATTTGTAAATGTTACTGATTAAATGGTGAACTACGTATTTCAAACTTATCCCAATTTTGTGGTTTGTTTGGATAATACTCTTGAACCATAGTATATAACCCCGAAGCTTTACCATTAACAGTACACTTTAAAGGTCCCGAACCACCTGAACAACCAAAACCAATTGATTCATTATTAGCGTTTAAGAATGTTGTTGAACCTAGCTTATCAAAGGTAAAATTAGGGTCTTCAATTTTTAATACAATATATTTACCATTAGATTGTAGAATATTACGATAACTATAATCATTTCCTTGTAAATCCGTAAACACACCTAAATTAATTATTTTAAGATATGGTGGTGGAGATGGAACATTTACCGGTGGTGGAGTATTTGTATAATTACCTGATATTGGGTTAAATTTTTGTATAGATTCTTGTACTTGACTTTCCATAGTTTTAATGTCCGCTGAATTCATTGTTGTGTAAACAGAATTATCACTTATTTTTGCATCACCATTTAATATAATAAATTTAGTAATATCTGTTGCGGATATACTCTTAATATCACCAACTCTTTTTTCATATCTAGAAATTAAAAAATCAACATTCTGACTTAAACTATCAAATGTAATATACGGAGTGTTTGAATTACCACAATAATATTTTTTAGTCGTAAAGAAAGGTTCTACAGATGGTCCCCAATCTTGTAATAAATCCACACTACTATAATTATTAAATTGAGATTGTAACAAACCACTTTGAGATGACCTTAAATACATTGTAGCAAAAACAGCATATCTTAATTGTTCAGGTCTATCCTTAGTTTTTTCGGATATTAAATCAACAACTTCTTTATAAGTCGCACTAGTACTTAAAGTATTGTCTGTAATCGTAAATTTATCATACTTATTATTTTTAACATCAGGTTCTCTACTCGGAGGACATTTTGAACTATTACTTTGAGTTGTCGCATCTTGTTTAGTATTTTTATCAACTTTCTCATTAGTTTGTTTTTTAATATCAGTATTAGTTGTCGACGCAATCGCGGCCTTTTCTTTTTCCTGTTTATTTTTCTTATTTTCATCAATTATTGATTGCAATAATGTTGTCTTAAGAGATTGAATATAATTATCAACCTTAGGTAAAGACGCTGTTGGTTGTCTAATACCTTCAAACACTGTTTCAAAGTGTCCGGGAGTAATTGTATGATTAACTTTTTGTATCATATATGGACCACTAAACATTGGGACATATCTTAAATTAAAATACATCGTAGGTTGTATCATAGCATTACCCATCATAGTTACCGTACAAGAATAACTTCTATTTTTGTATAAATTATACAAGGATGTGTTTTGAGTTGCACCACCTCTATTATTTGATTGGTTCGCCATTTGATTCAATACTTCTAATGATTCCGCAGTAGCTAACCCCGGATTTTGAGAAATATTAAACCCTTGGAATATTGACTGATTTTGAGGACCAAAATCCACATTAAACCCGACAACCTTATTTGATTTATCCCAATCATTTTTTCCTATTTGATTTTCAACTAATGGATTATCCACACGTCTTAAATCAAACGCATCGTTTCTATAACGGTAATCAACATTCTCTTTTAAATCTAATTGTTCACTTGGTTTACCCGCGTAAAAACAAACCATCTTAGCGGAAGAATTTCGATAATCAACATTCATAAATGTCCCAAATAAAGTATTTGCAAACTCTAAAGTTCCTTCAGGTTTTGGTATTGGATTCTTAACCGCGTCTTGAACATTATAAAAATTAACATATGATGGAATATTCATAACCACAAAGTTATTTCTAACTAATATAGTTTGGATATACGTTAACATTGTTGATGCAACATTAATTTCTTTTAAATCATCCTTTAATTTTTGAACATCCACTAAAACCAAATTACCAACATCTCTACTCGCCCTATCTAACAATAAAACATCTTCAAATAATGTTTTTTCTTTAAAATCGGTTCCGGAAATCCACTTATCGTTTGTTGCTTTAAACGATTCCCATAATTCAAGTTTAGTTTGTTTACTTTCCAATACCGTCTCAGGTTTAGTTTGTGGAGTAAAATTAACGTTTGGTAATGATTTTTGTAATTTATTCATAAGATTATTAATAATCCTATCATTAAATGAATCCAAATTATTTAAATAACCATCCATTAATTTAACAAATTTTTCATAATTTAAAGTGTTGTCCTTTAATTTTTGAGTCGCGTATATTTTAATAATTGGTGCTAATTTTTCAATATTGTAAACATCAAACGCCACATTACAATCTATAAAAAAATCTGTAATATATGAACCACCATCTTTATATGTTAATTGAGGTATCTCAGAAAACCCAACGTATGTCTCTAAAGCCGCCCATTCTAATGGGTTAGTATTAATAGAATTGTTTAACGTTGTTTCCGTAGGTAACGAATTTGGTGTAACATATCTATAATAATCCCAAGTAATCGGAGTTTCAATTCTATGATTAGTTGAAAACGTATAAAACAATTGTTTGTTAAATGACGATGGATTACCTAATTTAAAATAAACATCATAATTTAAAAATTGAGAAATTATGTTTGAAATATTTGTTAACTGTTTATCTTGAACATTTTCCACCCATTCCACATTATTTGTTGATGTATTTGGAATTTTCATCATATTTCTCATTAATGATTGAAAATTTTTAAAAGATTTTTGTGTTTCAGTATCTGTTGAGTTTTTGTCTATTTCATAATCATAGACAGATATTGAGAAATTTAAAAACTCTGTTTCAAAGTTATCTAAAGCATCTCTATCAAAAACTGAAAAAATTTCACTAATTTTTGTATAGTCCTTACTAACCCCATTGATTGAGAAATTCTCTTGGGCACTTTGTCCTGAAAAGATTTGCTTTAGATAGTGAATAGGTTCCGGTTTTATAACTTTACTATTATCAAAATACCCATAATTAGGTGATGCCCAAAATAATCTAACAGAACCATCATACATTGCGGTATTACCGGTGACTTGATAAACTAAATTATCTGACGTATCAAAACACTCATTTTTAGTTTGGTTAATCAATCCTCCGTGAGAAGGTAGAACATAGATATATTGCCCATAATCAGCAACAATAGACACAGACCAAGGAATTACTGAAATAGTTCTACTATTACCGGTTGTAACCCCATCTACATTATTTATAACCGCCTCAGGAACATAATTTAACAATATACCTTCATTAAACCCATTTTGAATATCAGAACTAGTGTAACCTGTATAAACATTATACCCTTGATAAAAAACATTAAAATCATTAATTAATTTAGGATAAAACCCTGTATTAATTATTGTTTGGGTGTTATTACTACCAAGAGGTATTGTCGGTATTAAACTAGTGGTTTCCAACACCATAGTAGTTGCCGATACTTGTCCGGGTATTGTAAAATTATAAACTGTTGACGCACTATTATTAAGTGGGTCATAATTTTTCACCGCATCAAAAGTTTTCCAACAATTATCTAAAATATCAACATTAGTATTAACATATTTTTTATAACGATGCCAAATAGAACCTATTTTTAATACCCAAGCATACGGAACTTTATGAACCGCAGCAAATTTCTTCATAGACGCAAATATATAATCTAAACTCTCATCAGAATAAACTGATTCATTACCTGTGTAATTTTTATATTTTTCTCTTAATGTTGATAAAGGTAAACTATTAATAAACAAGTAGGAAGCACTAACATAAGGATTAGTTCCACCATTTTTACTATTTTCAACACCTTCTTGAATTGT